CACCTTGTTGGTGCCGCCCAGTGCGTTGATTGCTTCGGTTGCGGTGGCGATATTCATCCGCCTAGCCATGACACACCATGTGGCTGTTTTCAAGAGTGTGATATATAGCCCCGCCGTAAGGCTCCCGCAACTATGGCCCGGGGCGGTGGTGACGCACGCCGCCCCGGTATATTCCTGTTGACAGGTGTCACAGTTTGTGACATACGAGGTCATCGAAACAGGAGCAAGCAGATGAACCAAGCAGTCGCCAAGTACCTCGCCGCCGCCTTCAGCACCCCCCACAGCCATGACGAATATCGCGCCCGCAAGCTGCATGGCCAATGGCTGGTGTGGTGCGATGCCTCCGAGCATGCCGTCGAGTTCGACGCCAAGACCATCGAGCAGGCGCAGCTTGCCGTTCATAGCTGGGGAGGGCTGTGACATGACCTACAAGATCGAACTTCGAAATAGCGCGGGCACCCTCGATGTCCGCATCGTGGATGACGAGGAAGACATCCGCGCCGCCGTCCTCGACATCGCCGCCGGATGCCCCATGCGGGCTGGTGACAGCATCACCGTCACCGAAGTGGAAGCGTGACATGACCCCCACCGAGCACGCCCAGCGCGACTACCGTACCCCCCTCGGCACCCGCTTGTGGTGCGGTATCTCTCGCGATCCCGCCACCAAGGAATACGTGGTCACCGACGAATACGTGTCGGGCTACTACGTCCGTGCGCGGTTTGCCACCAAGCGCGCCGCTGAGCGGTATCTGCAAAAACTGGTGACCAAATGACCCCCAAACAGCACTTCCGCGCCCTCCAAATCCGGCTCGAGATCGCCGAGTTTGGAATGGCGATGCCGCTGGACCGCGAGCGCGTGAAGGAACTGCGCGAGCAGGTCGAGCAGGCCCGCAAGGACGCCGAGTTGGACGCATCGGATGGAGCAGAGTGATGAGCACGCACACACCGGGGCCGTGGACGATCCACAGCGAGGCGGCGAACGCCGCGAGCGGTAGCCCTATCAACAGTGAAATACGGGGCGGTCATCACGTCGTGGTTCGCTTGGGCACAATGCATGCCGACAGCACCAAGGCCAACGCCCGCCTGATCGCAGCCGCGCCCGATCTGCTGGCGGCGCTACAAGCCATCGTCAACAAGGCGCATCCGCGCGCCGACTATCTCAACGGCGAGGCAACTCACTACATCGGGCCGAAGGAACTTGTAGACACCGCCCGCGCCGCCATCGCTAAGGCCGAGGGGGTGGAGTTGATGCCCTGCTTTAGCAACTACGATCTCTGGAAACTGGCCTCGCCCGACGACGAGCGCGACGACGATCAGCCTTTCGGCGAGTGCGACTGCTGCGGCAAGAAACGCCCACTATCGCGCACATGGGCCTACCAGCTTGAAACATGGGCCTGCGAGGAGTGTTCACAATGACCGACTACGATCCCGAGCGCGTCGACCTGCGGATCGAGAGCCGGCAGGGCAAGCTCGCCGCCAACGCCGAGGCGATCGAGCGGTGGCAGCGCAAGCTGTTCCGCGCCGCCAACGAACTGCAGAAGCTCGTCGCCCAGCGCAAGCGGTTGCTTAATCCCAGCAAGGGCAAGCTTGTCTACAAGGGCGAGCAACTCACTGGCATGGGTGGCGGTGCCGTCGACGGCCTCAACGACGAGATACCGCTGTGAGCACGCCCCCCAAATATGCGACCGCAACTCGCAGTCAAAAACGTCGCCTAACACGCGAAAGCGGTCGGCCACGGCGTCCGCCCAAGCCCAAGCCGCCCAAGCCAATCCGTGTGCAGGAGCACATGCTCAGGCCCATGATCCGCGAAGCATGCAAGACCGGCATGGTCGAGGCGATCGAGCACACCAGCAACTTCTGGTCGGTCACCGACGGCTACAAGAAATACATCGACCATCAGATCGCGACCGAGGCCGAGGCTTTGATGGCCGCCGTGAGGGCGGTCGTGCGCGAGGAACTTACCGCCAGCAAGAAGAGGAGGAAGCGATGAGTAAAGGCGCCACCCAAACCGCCGGCATCAAGGGTGTGCTGCGAAACTTCAAGCAAACCATTCACCGGCACGTCGCCCAACCCAAGCCCAACGGCAACCGCCGTCAGCGCCGCGCCTGGGATGCCATGCGCCGTGAGGCAGAAGCTACCAACCGGACCAGCGATACTTTGAAACTGATCCTGAGCGGCAAATCGACATACGCCTACAAGGACAAACAACCATGACCATCGAAGCCCAGCGCCTCACCTTGGACGTAAAACCGAACCACCTACCGGATAATTTGCAAAACCAAATACCGCCGATCCTGCATGTGTTCGAACGCGCGTTGCGCGACGTGTCGATGCCGCTTGAGCGCGTGCGGGAAATCTACGCCCTCAAGCGCGAGATCGAGGCCGACCTCGCCGAGCAGGAATATATCCGCGCTCGCTCCCTGGTGGAGCAGGAACTGGAGCCGGTCGCCAAGGACGCCAGCAACCCCTCCACCCGCTCCAAGTACGCCACCCTCGCGGCCGTGATCCAGGCGGTGCGGCCGATCTACTCCAAGCACGGCATCATCGTTGAGTTCGACACCGGCCCCGCCGATCAGGATGGCTGGATCAGGGTGCTGGCGTTCCTGTCGCATCAAGCCGGCTACAAGCGCACCTATCACATCGATATGCCGGCCGATGGCAAAGGTGCACAGGGGCGCGATGTGATGACCCGCACCCACGCCACCGGCTCGGCCTTCACCTACGGCCGCCGCTACCTGCTGCTGGGCATCTTCAACCTCGCGGTCGAGGATGACGACGGCAACGCCGCCAGCCGCGGCAAGGCCAACACCGGCGAATTGCTCAACACCGAGCAGATGCAATTCGTGTGGGAGAAGGCGCGCGAATACTGCGATCCCGACGTGCAGCAGGAATGGGTGGAACTGCTGGTCAAGACGCTGGGCCACGATAATCTGGCCGAGGTGCCGGCATCGCTGTTCGAGATGCTGCGGCAGAAGATCATCGCCTGGCCGAAATCGCCGGGCGCCAGCAAGTGGAAAACGCAATGACGGTGGAGATCATCGACTGCGTGCAGGGCACGCCGGAATGGTTTCAGGCGCGGTTGGGCATTCCAACCGCGTCGTGCTTCAAGGACGTGCTGGCCAAGGGTGAGGGCAAGGTGCGCGCAACCTACATGCGCCGCCTTGCCGGCGAGATCATCACCGGCCAGCCGGCCGAAACATTCCGCTCTCCCGAAATGGAGCGCGGCAACCGGATGGAGGATGAAGCCCGCGCCAACTACATTTTCGGCTGGAACAATACCCGGCCGACGCGCGTGGGCTTCGTGCGGCGGGCCTATGTCGGTTGCAGCCCCGACGCCTTGCTGGGCGACGACGGCGTGCTGGAGATCAAGACGCAAAAGCCCGAGCTGCTGATTGCCACCCACGACGCCGACCGCTTCCCGCCAGAGCATGTGGCGCAGTGCCAGGGCGCGCTGCTAGTCACCGGCCGCAAGTGGGTTGATCTGTGCGTGTACTGGCCGGGCATGCCGATGTTCGTGAAGCGCACCGAGCGCGATGAAACCTACATCGACATGCTGATGGACGAACTCGCCAAGTTCAACAACGAACTACAGGCGATGGTCGCCCGCGTGCGCGCCTATGGCCAGAGGGCGGCAGCATGACAGACCGCATCCCGATCGTCCGTAACACTCTGCGCAATGATCTGCTTGACCGCATCAAGGATAAACACATGGTGTGGTGGAAAGACAGCTTGGAGCTTTACCGTATGGCCGGCCTCAAGCCGTCCGCGTTTGGTAATGACGTGCTGTTCGTGCTGACCTACCAGCTTGCCTGGATGCTGGAGCATTACGAGATCGACACCGACACTTTTGTCGATAGCCTGCGGGCCGCCAGGAAGGCTTATGTGGAGGTCAATGAATGAGCGTGCCCTCACCGATCTACTTCACATGGAACGGCGAGGCGATGGAGCCAATGGACAGGTTTTCGCGGCTGGCCGAGCGCACCTTCACGTCGGGCCACGCCTATCGCATGATCGTGGAGGAGGAGCGCAGCGGCGCCAGCCATCGGCAATACATGGCGGCGGTGCATGAAGGCTGGATGCAGTTGCCCGAGCCGTGGGATATCGCGTTTCCGACCGAGGAACACTTGCGGAAGTACCTGCTGATCAAAGCGGGCTTTTGCACCATCACCAAGGTGGTGGGCACCAAGCGCGTGCCGGTCGACGGCTATGCGATCGTCTGCGAGGAGGATGGCGTAACGACGATCTATCAGGCCAGGTCGCAATCCTACCGAGCCATGGGCAAGGAGGAGTTCGCCAAAAGCAAAACCGCGGTGCTCGATCTGCTCGCCGACATGATCGGGGTCACCACAACGCAATTGCTGGAGCGCGGCAATGGCGAGGGTTGAATTCAGTGTGAGCGTTAGGAGCCAAGCCTATGAACGAGCAGGGGGGTGCTGTGAGCACTGCGGATTGCCGATCGGAGGAGAGCGGCCGGAATACCACCACCGAATTCCCTGGGAAATTTCCCGCGACAGTTCACTGTCGAATGCAGTTTGCCTGCACAAACGATGTCATCGAGAAATTACTCGATCAGATATCAAAACTATTGCAAAAGGCCGGCGCATCAGACGCAAGCGCAGCGGTATCGATAAGCCCGGAAGGTTTCCGACCAACCGCAAAGGTCCGTACAAGCGCCGGATGGATGGCACCATCGAGAAGCGCAGATGACGTGTAAACCGCCAAAATTCGACATCCCAGTCACGGTCAGTGAGCGTGAGTTGCAGGCAATGATCCAAATCTATGCGCTGCGCTTGAGCCATTTTCAGTCAGACAATTCCTACATCAGATGGAATGTCGACCGCATGCATGCGCTGACGCTGCTCCTGCCCAAACCAACCAAGCCGGAAAAAAGCAGATGAGTAACCCGTTGCACTCGCTGCTGTGGTGGACGGCATTGTTCCTGTCGCTCACGGTCATCATCGTATTTATCACCGGCTGCGCGGTGCCACTGCGATGACCGACATGGGTGATATCGCTAACATGCGAGCGGCCGCAAAGGCATGGCGTGCAAACGCCGTAGCATCCGGGGAAACCGTGCGAGCGCACGATAAAATAGACGAACTGATTGACGAGATCGAGCATCTACGGCGCAGACTGTATGAAGTTGATGCGCAGTTGACCGCCGAGGATCACATCCACGCGCGGGAGAACATGACCCTGCGCGCCGAGAAAGATGCCGAGATCGAGCAGCTGCGGCAGGACAACGCCGAAATGCGCGAACTGATCAACACGCTGGCAGAAGGCCGCGCCCTGGAGCCAAAGCCATGACCGACATTGTCGAGCGGCTGCGCGATGGC